CTGCTACCTCCATAATGCCGTTGATTGCCTCCTGACCCTTCTCTATGAGGGAGTAGAGGTTCGCACGACTATAGATATAATCTTTCTCTATATCATCATCCTTCGATTTTATAATCTCTGGTTTTTTGATTGGTTTTGACTCTACAATATTACTATCAATATTCAGAGCTTCATCGATTGATTCATAATTATTATTCATAATCAAATATCCTCTTGTCTAGTAGGACTATACTCCTTAGAATCTGGTAAGAAAGACCATTCTTCGGTAAATCCAAAATCATCACTTGGATCTGCGGTAATTGGATCGACAGAAGCAACATACCTCATTTCACGTTTTGCAACACTTGTATCTGTGCCTGAAGAAATATCTGCTTGAACTTTTCTAATAAGTCCATCAGAAGATTCTGCAATTGGACCGAACAGATAAGTTTTTGCACTAAATCTCAGTGTATAAATGAGTGCTCTTCTTGTTTGAAATGATCCCTCATAATCATCTTGGAAATCAATACTATCTAATATAATTGGAATATCTCTTTTTTCTCCAATAGAACTAACTAAATCAACAGTTAAATTAAATGATGGTTGAAAGAAGGGAAGTATCTGTTCAATAATCTGAAGAGCATCATCATTTAACTTACTAAAAATATTAAGTTCAAACTCAATATTATACGGAACTGGCATGAACACCTTTTTCATTTTACTGGTGCCAGTATCAACAGCTTTGAAGGTTTGAGTTACTCCAGTTTTTCTAGTCGAATCATATGAAATTCTAGTCATCTCAAAGGACATTCTTGGAAGAGTAATTGCAATAGATTTTGTTAATTGTTCTTGCTCTTGTATTTTGGTTAAAAACTTTTGCATTGGTCCATAAGAAAGACCAACTTTTGTTTCATCTAAAATACTACCATCACTTTTTGTATGTCGAATTGAAATATCATTAAATAATGTTCCAAAACTAATAATAGTTTTTCTTATAATTTCGTGATAAAAGTATGTACCTAACATTAATAACTACCGAATGGATTTGATTCTGAAAAATCTATAATATTATCTGCTTCTAATTCTATTTCTTCATTGACATCGTATGGATTGTCGTAACTTTCTGAATCATAGTTTGAGACAACATATCTAGCTGATGATATTGATCCAACTACAACTTCACCCGCACTAAACTCACCAGTATTTAGTGAAACTCTTAAAGTAGTAACGGGAAGTACTCCCGGAGTTGTTGAAGTTACAGTTCTGAAATCTCTAACTCTTCCAGTTATTCCAGAACTCTGACCAGTTACTATTTCATTGTACACAAAAGTTCCCAAACCAACTGTCGAGAATCCTGCAATACTAACTGTAGGTGCTTGAGTATATCCAATACCTGCATTCAATATATTGATTGTATTTAATCGATTGTTATTTTCAGTGTCTATAGTAGAAATTGCAGTTGCAGTAACTCCAATTCCTGCCGGAGGACCACTCAATACAATAATAGGTGGTGTTGCGTATCCGCGTCCTTGATTTGATATTGTAATTTCAGTAACGGTAGATTCTGTTCCACCTATTGAGCATGTAGCAGCAGCTCCAGTTCCTCCACCACCACTTATTACAATTTTTGGTGGAGATGTATACCCGGATCCACCATTTATTAATTCAAGTCTTAAAATAGATTGAATATTTGCTCTACTAGTTGTAACTGCGACTGCTGTTGCCGTATTTATTCCACTATTTGGTGACGAGAAAGTTACTATAGGAGTAGAAGTATATCCGTTACCATCATTATTTAAGAATATTTCACTAATAGATCCGGTTCCAATCGATGCTGTCGCAGTAGCAGTTACTGCAGAACCAACAAGTGTCAGAGAAGTAATATACCCCTCATCTTCTACAGTATTATCTACCTCTTCAATATCTGTATCAATAAGTTCGTTTTCATACTCATAAAGTTCACAACTCAATTCATAAGTATAGTTTGATCCTAATTGATAAAATGGTTTTTCAGATTCTACTCTTTTAATTTCAAATAATCTTTCACCTAAAGGAAAATAAATTAAATCTCCTTCTTTGGGTCTAGTAATTAAATCTGCAAAATCATACTCAGTTATTCTTCCTTCTCTAATTCCTGATGATATACCTTCCAAAAACGGTGCAATAAATTCCTCATATCTTTCTCTAGATATTGTCAAACTTATTTCATTTTTCAATCTAAGACCAAACTTGGTCATAATATCACTGTCTGGAGCATATCCATCATAGTTATTGATATATGCTTCAAGCATAAAAACATCATCAAATTTGGAAGATTGTATTTCACGAATTATATTATCAGTCTTAAAAATTTTTCTTGGTAGATAATAAACATCTACACCATAAATTTTTAATTGTTCATTGATCAAATCCTGAACAAGAAATTGTTCACCAGGTGATCCTTGAAGAAAAAATGGATTTAAAGACATAACTACTAACCAATCATATCCATAGGTGGAACTTCATAATCCGAAGACATTTTTTGTTTTATCTCGTCTAGTTCTCTCTGACCGTCTTCATAAATTGCTCTACCATTCAGTTCAACCCCACCTGGAAGTTTTACTCCCTGAAATTTAATTAAATTTTGTCCCCACTGTTTTTTAATAGCAGCAGTAAGATATCTTTTTACAAAACTATCGTTATATACTTTTGAGAAATTTTCAGGATCCATTGCCCTGTAACATTCTATTACTAAGAAGTTATCTACTTCTTGTGCCTGCCAGTTTATATCAAGATATAATCTATTCTGTCTCTGATTGAATCTAATTTGTTTATCAGTTGTCAAAAGAAAATCAATATCCTCAAGATATCTTTTTGTCATAGAATATTGTAAAAGATCGACAGAATTGAAAAAATATAAATCATTTAAAAACAATTGATATTTAATACTAAACATTCCACCTGAAATAGAACTAGTATCAAATTTAAATACTTTTTCTATACCAATTACAGAATCTGGAACTTGTATAAAATTGGAATTTTCATAAAAATTGGAAGTGATTGTTCCCAATCCACTTATATTTGTTGAAGTTCCTGTAGTAGTAACAATTCCAACACCAGTAGTTGTAATACCAGCAGATGAAGTTCCACCTCTTCCCCTATCAATATCGTCCTGATTAATTTGATATTTTAAATATGTTTTTTCTACTCCATCAAAATGTCTTTCATTAAAATATTGAATAGTGTCATCAAGTAAATCATCAATCTGTTCATCTGCAACATTAATTTCAAGAACAGGTGCTCCAAGTTGCCTCAAACAATAATCTTTTAATTCTTGCTTAGTATTTGGTTTTGCCATCAGAATGAACCTCCATCAATAAGTCCTGCAGTAAGTGTTCCTGCAACAAATACATCATTTGAAAATGTTGCAATACCAACGAATGTTGATAGTCCAGCAACGTGCAAATCCCTAGACAGTGTTAAGTCTCCACCAGCAGTTAATGTAGATGCTGCACCAGGAAATCCTGCTTCAAGACCACTTCTAGCAGTGATCAGTCCAATAGCATCAACATTGGTTACATCTTCATATGTAAGTGTTCCTGCAATAGAAACATTATTTGCAAAAGATGCATTTCCAATAAATGTAGATATACCAGAAACACTAAGGTCATCAAGTTCGGTATGACCATCTACATCTAGAGATCCGTTAGCATCAATATTGCCAGCAAATGTTGATATTCCAGATACATTGAGGTCATCAAGTTCGGTGTGACCATCTATATCTAAATCGCCTCCTACCTCCAAACTTCCTTGGAAGGTTATACCACCAACAAAAGTTGATACTCCAGTAATCCTGAGATTACCTCCAACATTAAGTTGACTCCCATCAAAAGTTAAATTTGCATCATCTTCAAGTTCACCATCAGTACCGGCAATAACAATTCTATTGTTTGTTAGATCTTCTACCTTAAATGTATTTGCTTGACCACCAGCATTGATATCAAGTAATCCACCAGTAATTGTAACACCAGAGACATTTACACTATTTAATTGAGAATTACCATCTACACTAAGATTACCAGTTAAGGTTGCATTACGTGCAGTTACTTCATCTAGTACAAGATC